ATGAGTCTTATGTCCCTCAGAGAATTTATCTTGCAAATGATGATGCAGAAGAACATTCAACTGGTACAATCAAAATTGTATATAACAAAGACAGTTTTGACGATATGAGTGTTGAAGAAAAGGGTAAATATTATGTGAATGGCTATATGTTTGAGTACGATCGTAATCGTAAAGGCAATATCCCTGTTCCAGTTACAATTACAATTCCAGCAGTCCCTGATGATGCAGATGATAAGACAAAGAGAAGAGCAGAAGCAATCAAGCATAAATTTATGGTCGATGACGATACATATAAGGAGCTTGGCGTTGAAGTAAATATGCTTAATGGCGCACAGAGAGTAGAAATTACTGATGATATGTTAACTGATGAACAGAAAGAAGATTTAGAGTGCGGTCTTATTACTCTTGATGATATTAGAGCTGATCTTGGAGGCTCTGTATATGGAGATAGAGTACAAGAATATCAGTTTAATAAGATTTCCAGAGGTTACACTAAGGGAAGATTAGATTCCGTATACAGCGATGATGATATGATTATCAAACCTATTGAAGAAGAATTACCAGAAGGTATGGAAGATTTATTTGATGACGACGATGATGAATTATAAGAATAGATTGGGCGAAAGCCCTTTCTATTTGAATAGATTAGAATTTTAAAAGGAGATAATGCTTATATGAAGAAACCGACATTACAGAGATCAGCAACAGAGATTAATAAGATTACAGGTTTTATTATGGGAGTGCGTAAATTTGGTAAGACAAGTTTATGGGCGGATATGATTAATGCAAAGTTTGGGAATCCGGAAAGTGGTTTGTTGGTGTCTTGTGGGATGGAACACGGCACTAATATGATTGATAATATTTTTACAACTCATGCAAATACATGGAAAGATTTATTAGAAGTCAAAGACTGGTTAATTAAAGAAAAAGGTAATGAACATGATGTTCAGATGGTTTGTTTTGACAGTGCTGAAGAATTTTTTGGTATTGCAGAGAATGAAATTATTAGACTGTCTATTATTGAAAATAATAAAAAAATTAAATCTATTAAAGCAGCTTATGGCGGGTATACGAATGGAGAAAAAGAGTGTGCCAAGTTGGTTAAAAAATATCTGAATGATTTATATAATGCTGGGATCATGCCTTGGATGATTGGACATACAAAGCTAAAAACAGTTAAAGATAAAGCTTCTTTAGACGAAGAAGGGTTCCAAAGATTAGGCTCTTCGTTAATTGCTGATTATGAAGGGGCTATTGCAGATTGTTTTGATATTATTGCCACAGGACTAATTAATAGAGAAATCGAAGAAAAAGACGAAGGGGGTAATACAAAAAGATATGTTAAAGAAACAGAGCGAAGACTTTATTTCCGTGGAAATGAGATTGTAGAAGCAGGCGGAAGATTAAAGGATTTATCTGTCCCAGAATATATTGCTTTTGACAAAATGAATATGGGACAGGATTTTATTGATACGATTGAAACTGCTTTAAAAAATGGGCGGACAAAAAATAATAGTATTAGTAATATTTCTAAGGTGTCGCAGGCAACTACAAAAAAAGAAAATAATCCTGTAGTAGATACAGAAGATATTGATAGTGATGTTAACGATATTGATGGAATCGTATCAGATTATCCTGATGATCTAGTCGGGGCAATTAGAATAATGTTTAAAAATTGCTCTGATAAAAATCTAAAATCAGAAGTAAAAGCAATGATATCTAAGTTTGGAAAACTGAATGATTGTGACGAAGAGTCATTAAAGAATATTTATGACAAATTGAAGTAATTATTCAAATAAGTCGGAGTGGTCAATTGACCACTTTGGCTATCTGGGAAGGAATACCAATGGGATATAAAGCAAGATGTAAGTACTGTGGCAAAAGCATTGATATCAGAGAAGCGTATAAAATAGTTCATGGAAAATCAAATCATTATTATTGTAATATAGAAGAATATGCAATGGTACAAAAAGCCCAGAAAATAAAGGACGATACATATAAGTTAATTTATGAAATTTTTGGACGGACAATTATCAATACCGTTTTATACAAAGAAATAAATGGAATATCTTCCGTATATGAGTATGGAAAGATTAATGGATATTTATTAGAAAATAAAACTTATCTTAGTAATGTAATGCAAAATAAGCAATTTCAAAATGAATATGCCCAAATAAGATATTTTGCTGCAATACTTAAAAATAATTTAGAGAACTTTCATTTTATTAAAAAAGAACCAACAAACAAAGAAGTAGAAATAGATATGCCATCGTGTAATTTTAATAGAAGACCGAGCAGAAAGACATTGGCAGAATATGAAAAAGAAGTAGGTGAAGAAGCATAGATTTTATTTCAGGAATTACAGAAAAATATCCAAAAGAGCTACTTAAAGGAAGAATTGAAGTCGAAGGAAATGTAATTAGTTGTATGTTTAAAGATATGCTTCTTTTGGATGATTTAGAATTAAAAAAAGACGATTTCATAACAAATGATGGAAGATTTTATTTTGGTATGCTTTCTCAATTAAGAAAAAAGGGGTTTTATTCACTAGATGAGGTCACAATTCTTTCAAATATGAAGGAAGAAGTTATTGAAAGATATGATGCGTGTGGTGGATGGGAAAGTATACAACATCAAATCGACATTATTAATGACAAGAATTTTGACACGTATATAGATATTTTGTATCGTGAAAACATTATGCTGCATATGCAGGATGATGGAATTGATTTGCTTCATACAGTTGATATTAATGGAAAGAAAATTGTGCTTTTAAAATTATTTAGAAAAATGGATGCTGATTCTGTACAAGACTGGTGGGATGCAAGAATTACATCTTATGGCACAGGTTATTCAAGCAAAATTCTCGAAGAAGAGGAAATAGATTTTGATGATGAATTTATAAATAGCTGTGAAGAAGGTCTTGAAAATGGTGTGCCATTTGATATTGCCGGTTATGACGTAAATGGTGAAGAAATGAATTGCTTCCCATTTTTGTCGAGACAGATCAATGGAATTTTAGAGGGGACTTTCTCAATGATTGGCGGGTTCTCAAGCTGTGGGAAATCTACATGGTGGGTAACTGTTATTATGGCTTTATTATATCGTGGCAAAAAAATCTTAATTATATCAAACGAAGAGACGGTAAAAAAATTCAAAATAAAGTTTATGGTGTGGTTATTAGGAAAACGTAATAGATATTTTAAGTTGACTAAAAAGAAAATGATGAGTGGAGACATTAAGCTTGAAGACCGTAAGCAATTAACTGATGTTCAAAAATTTTGGAGAGAGAATTATAAAGGAAGAGTTAAATTTATCTCTATAAGTGAAGCAAATATGAGCGTTGTAAAAAAGAAAATTCGTGAGAATGTACTTCGATATGGCTATGATACGGTTCTTTATGATACTTTCAAAATTCAAGAGTCTGATATTTCAGGACAGAGGCAGGATTTGTCATTAGTAAGAGATAGTAGAGAATTTGATAAACTTGCAAAAAAATATAACATTATTATGCTTGCATCAGTTCAGTTGGCAGAATATATGAAGGGGAAGCTTTTTCTTGATAGTAGTGTTTTGAGTAATTCTAAGCAGATAAAAGAAGTGCTTGAAAACCTTGTTCTTATGCGAACTTTATATACAGAAGAACTTGATGAAAAAAATAAATTCTATTGCAGACCATTTAGATTAAAAAAAGAAAATGATAAATGGATTGAAGAGGAATATAAACCAGATATAAACGGTGTATATAGAGCATTGTTTGTAGAAAAATGTAGAAGTGGTAATAATTCTTCTGATACGGGTATTGGATATATTTTAAAGTATGATGGCGATCATGCGATATTTAGAGAGGTTGCACAGGCGCGATTTAAACATGGCGAAATAAAATAAAAAAATAAGATTGGTGGTGATCGTACTGTTACAAGAAATTAAAAAAGAATTACTTAATAACCCTGAATCATTAAAGGAATTATTGGAACATTTTAATTTCTATAATGTGCGTATCCATCAATCTTATATTTCGTTTGGCAGAGCAATAGATTCCTCTAAGAAATCAATTGTAATAAGACTGATAAGAAATGATTATTTGTACGTAAATGATTATGCAAGAAATATCAATCAAGACTTGTTTACATATATCATTGAACAGCGATCAGTTGATTTTAAAGATATAATCTATTCCGTTAAGAGTATATTGCACATACAGGATTTTGACTTATATGATAAACCTAATGGTATTTTTGGTGGTTTTTATGAAAAAATTAGGAAAAGACATGAACAACAAATACGTACATATGATGAATCAGTTTTAGATAAATACGTTCCATTGGCAAATAAAAGATTTATTGAAGATAATATTTCTATTGAGTCTCAAAACTTCTTTAACATCAGGTATGATGTTGAATCTCAAGGTATAGTCATACCGATTCACAATCAGATCGGAGAGTTAATTGGGGTAAAAGTTAGATGCAATTATGATATCAGTGAAGGTGAAATGAAGTATTATTACTTGATTCCATGTCGAATGACTATGACTTTATATGGATATTCGCAAAATTATAATTACCTTGTTAATAACGTAGTGCTGATTTTTGAATCAGAAAAGTCAGTTATGCAATGTTATTCATATGGAATCAGAAATTGTGTAGCGTTAGGAAGTGGGTCTATTAGCCAAGAACAAGTGCAAATGTTGTTTGAATTGAATCCTAAAAAGATTATTTTTATGCATGATACTGGTTTTAAATTAGAAAGTATTCTAAGAAATATTCGTATGATAAAAAATTATTCCAGATTTTCAGAAATACAATTAGGATATTGGGATTATTTTGATAGGTTATATGAAGACAAAGTTTCTGCATCAGACTTGGGAAAGAAAGAATTATTAAGAATTATTAATGATGAAATTAAAATGATTGGAGATGATTGACCATTACTACAGATTATAATATTTTAGCTGATTGTAGAGGAATGTTTGAGCAAGAAATTATAGACACTATATTAGAAAATCGTGGAATTAAAGATGTAGAACATTTTTTAAGCCCTAAAGAAACTGATTTATTGTCGTTGGACTCACTATTCAGGATTGACGAAGCCAGACGGATTGTAGAAGATGGGCTTGATAACAATAAAAGATTCTCAATTTTCTTCGATACTGACCTAGATGGTGTGGCTTCTGGAACAATTATGACGAGATATTTACAACATTATACAGACAATATTGCCACTTATATTAACAAAGGTAAAGATCATGGTTTATTAAAACAAAATTTAGATCAGTTCAAAGATACTGATATTTTAATTATTGTAGACAGTTTAGATAATGATATATCGCAATATGAAAAATTAGTAAAAAAAGGTGTTCAGATTATTGTACTTGACCACCATGCTATAGATGAAAACATTCATTATGATAAATACGTGACTTTAGTGAGTTCTCAAAGATTATATAAGAATCCAAACTTATCTGGTGCTGGTGTAGTGTGGAAGTTTTGCAAATATTTAGACGAGTGTTTTTTAGAAGATTATGCCGATAATTATGTTGATCTTGCTGCTTGTGGCATATTAGCAGATGTTTGTGATGTATCGGAAGAAAGTAAAGAAAATAGATATATAGTAAATAAAGGGTTACATAATCTTAAAAATCCTGCTATCAAGAAAATTGTTG